TCGCACAGCAGCAAAGAACGGCAAAAGAAAGAGAAGAAGCTGTAAAGGCTCAAGAGATCAACGAAAGGTCTGCCAGAATTTTAGCTGATGCCAAAGAGAAGGGCATTGATGAAAAAATGGTAGAGGCTGGCGCTGTATTTCTTGCCAACACTGGAATGATGGACGCACTACGGGGTGAGCTACTTGGAAGCCCTAACGCCGCTGAAATCCTATCACTAATTGCAACTGATGAAGAAATGGCCGCCGAGCTGTTTTATAAA